TATATATTTCGTATAGGTCTAGATAATCTTTTTTGAAATGGGATGAGGTACTTGTAAAATAAATGATTTGTTGAATTTATATTGGGTAATCTATTACCATTTATATAAAATTTCGCATCATACATGACGGGTGAGAAGAAATTATTTATTTCATCGAAATTAAAATTCGAGGAAAAATTAAACCGGTTGTGATACAGGAATTCACCATTCTCACTCGGTGCGGGAGTGCCTATCGCATCTTTTTCGTTTTCAAACTTTTCATTTCTAAAAAACCAATGAATACATTTTACGGGTTCGTTTGATACTATGTTATTTTTTACCGTATTTTTAGTTGGTTCAGTTGTTGTTGATGGGTGTCTAAATACAGTATCCGTTACAAATGTTTGATTTTGTTGCATGAAATATAATCGTTCATCGGTGGGTATTGTTATTTCTTCTGTTACTATATCAAAATCAAGTAAACCGATCACATCCGGAGAATCTGTAAAAAATGTTTGTTCGTGGACGATGAACTCGAATTCTAATTTTTGTTTATAAATGGCACATAAAGGAAAAAATGGTCTATTCGGTTTGTTTGTGGAATATTCATCACTCGCGTACTTTCTCGAAAAGAAAAAATGGAGAGGGATGACGATTTCACTCGCGAATGTCGCGAATACTTCATTGTCTTCGGATGCATCAAACGCGAGTCCTCTGTTCAACAGAAATCTATTTGCGATTTTTTCGGTGATTTCAGAATATAGTTCGTCGTATATAATACACCAATCATCATATAATGTCTCGACCTCGAGTTCATCGACGCGCATCGTGATGCTTTTAAAAATGTGACGACCTATTTGATCCGCATAATTATAACCACTTTGTAGAGCCGGTAATTTCAACCTCACATACATATTACTCAAAAGATCACCCATATTACGAGGATTGAATGTAACCTTTATTTTTTCACCGAAAGGCCAAGAATCTTTGTTATTTGATTTTTGAACATTTGTTACCCTGTGATATTTTCTAAATGTGGCGTGTTGTTTTGGGTCGTATTTGAATAATGAATCGTTTGTGTCTTCACTTATTAAATATCTATCTTGTTTTCCTAGTGCATGAAGTGACAGTGTGGCCGCGGTACGTACTCCCGAAGGTTCACACATTTCTATAGTAATTATAGATTTTTAATATCCATTTTCCACATATCAATATGACTCGTGTTTTTCAATAATTCCAATTCCTGGACAGTTTTGTTAGATTCTTCAATGAGATCTTTTACACATTCTTCGGTATACTGAACTGTTTTAATATTGAGTAGGTAGTCATACGTTCCATTTATTCGTGGAAAAAACTGAGCCAATTGCTTTTCGAGGTCTTCCTTTTTTCGCTTGAAGACCACAATATCTCCATCGATCACCATCGTGACGAATTTTGACTTGTATCCACACATGGCAGCTTTTGTTTGCAGTACCTTGAGTAAGTGCTCTTTTCTCTGTTCGTAATATTTAACCCGAAGATCGATGAAGTCTTTGAGAATTTCCTCGGGGCTTTCATACTTATAAATACCCTTGGTTGGATGAAACAAATGCATATTCGACGTGTGAAAGGTTTTTCTCAGCTTGAGATCCTTGATGACATCTTTTCCCGAATAACCGAATATTTCAAAATCTACGTCATCGGTTGTTGAATTATTTGTAAAATTTGTGATAACCTTTTTATCAACGAGTGTATCGAGATATTCTTTATAATCTTGTGTCCAACGTCCAGGTGGAAGTTCAGTTATCTTGAGTCTCGAGCCCGTATCGCGCCATACACCTTCAGCGAGCCATGTATCATTTTCCTTGAAGACCCTGCCCTTGAAACCGCGAAACCACGGTGTCATTTCTTTTAACGACTCACCACCAAGTGCTCTTTTGATGTTCTCTTTGATCTCCGCGGGATTGAATGGAGGCACATAGCAGCTGAAGCCTGTGCCGATACCCTCAGTGCCATTCACGAGAACCATCGGAAGCGTTGGCATATAAAAATCCGGCTCAATTGAACGCCCGTCGTCGTCGAGGTAGTTGAGTACCGGATCATCCCGCGGATCGAAAAGTTTCCGGGTTTCTTTTGCGAGTTTCGTAAAAATGTACCTCGTTTGAGAAGCGTCCTTTCCACCCATGAGTCTGGTACCAAACTGACCACACGGCTCAAGTAAGTTTATATTATTAGATCCCATGTAATCATTGGCCAATTTAACGATGGTATCTGCCAACGATACTTCACCGTGATGATATGCACTCTTATCCGCCACGTATGCGGCCAATTGAGCCACTTTCATTTCATCTTTGAGGTTCTTTTCAAAACACGCGAATAGTACCTTTCTCTGAGAAGGCTTGAGACCATCAGAAACGTGAGCGATCGATCTCTTCAAATCCGCTAAACTGAAATTGACGAGATCTTTATGAACAAAGTTCGAGATGCTCAGATTTTTAACACTTCCATAAGGCACCTCCAATTCTTTAGGGTTTTTCGCTGCACTCTCGAGAAGCCAAGACTTTCGATCATCAGCCTTTGTCTTGTCAAAGGCGAGAACAATGGATTTATCAGCCATGATGTCCATGTCAAACTTCACGGTGAGATCTTGAATCATTTTGAAATACTCTCGAGCCTCAACACTTGTACTGGTACCGAGACCCTTGTAATACTTGATCTTCCATCCAGATTGACCGTTACCATACCAAGATCGAAATGTCGAATCTGTATAGAAAGATTTCGTCTGTCCACCCTTGGACGCTTTAATGATTGGAGTCACCATAGAAACAACGAAGCCCAACTTGAGGAGGGAAGGCCAGAAATAGTGAATCATGTTGAGAATGAGACCCTTGATGTGTGAACCGTCGTTATCCGCATCTGTCATGATCATCAAACGACCATAGCGAAGCTCGGAAACATCTGTGTATTCTTTGCCTTGTTGAAGACCCAGGATCTTTTTGAGATCATTGAATTCTTGATTTGAAGTCAGTTGTGATACCGACGCATCGCGGACATTCTTACACTTCCCACGAAGAGGAAATACGCCGTAGTAGTCCCGACCAACCACGGAGAGACCCGCCACTGCCAAAGTCTTTGCAGAATCCCCTTCAGTCACGATGAGCGTACATTTTCCAGATTGCATCGTCCCAGCCTTATTCGCATCATCTAGTTTGGGAATGCCGGTAATTTTAGATTTACGCGCGCCGTCCGTCTTTTTGAGCTCTTTCATTTCTTTGAATTTTGAAAGGGCTGTGAGTTCGTCTTGTATACCAGTCTTGAGAACATTCTTCACAAAGTTTTTGGGTGGCTCAAACTTACTTCCAAAGTCTTGAGTCTTGGACGTACACTCCGACTTCACTTGACTCGAGAACGTTGGATTTTCAAGGGTCGCCTTCACGAAGACATTGAAAGTGTTCCTGACTTGTTGTGGCTTGAGATTGATCTTTTTGGCCATCTCATCAATGATTCCTGAAGCCACGAGAGATGTGACGTGGTCCACGTGGGTGCCACCCTTCGTCGTACAAATACCATTGACGAAAGATACCTGTTCCATACCATTCTCGGAAGGACCAATACATACCGACCAACGATCCGATGTCACTGAGCACACTTCCGACACACCTTCGTGCATTTTGGCGTACGCCTCGAATGAAGTTTTAGGGAGCACCTCTCCTTGAAATTTTACCTTGCAATTCGGTGTTGTACAGATGTTCGCATCCCACGCGCGCTTCTCGAATATTTTGTACGCATTATTGTCTATTTTCTTCATACCAAACCTCTTCCAATCCGGAATGAATGAAATTGAGACCATCGATGTCGCGCCAGAGTATTTCGTAATCTTTGGTGGATGGCACGTAGTCATATTGTTTGTCCACCTTTGGGTATATGTCTGTTTTGTCTCGTGATCTTTAATGATGATCGAAAATTCTGTAGAATAAATATTCGTTAATTTGGCACCGTAACCATTGCGACCACCAACGATCCGTTTTTGAGTATCATCGTAATTGGTACTCGTGAGAAGGTGACCGAATGTGAGTTCGGGATTCCACACATTCTCCTTTTCGTGCATGCGAACACCGATACCACCGAGCGGACCGTTATTTTCAATCGTAATGACACCCGTATCGTTGTTCACATCTATCGAAATATTCGTAACGTTTTTCGAATGAATGGAATTTCTGTCAATCGCATTGACCAGGATTTCATCGAAAATTTTAAGGAGAGCTGGTGAATAAACGATGTTCTCTTTTCTGAATCGATTATTAGATTTGTCAAAAATCCAGTACGATTCAGTATTACTGTCCACCGGACCAACATAAGAATCCGGTCTTTTAAGGACATGTTCAATATGAGTAAGTTTTTGAATACTCTCACTCATCTCTTTAAAGA